CGCGCCGTCCACATTACCCGTGAGCTGTGATCTCACTAAATTGTGCAAGTAGGGACCTCAACGTCCTTCACGCTGCCTTCAGCGCTTCACGCCTTTTGATATACTTACGCACCTTAGGATTAGATTCCAGGAAGTTGCGAACATTCCATGGCATCTCTTTGCGCGCTTCCAATGACGAGGCTGCTTTAATCAGGTCGAATCTGTTCTCACGCAAGAATCGATCCACGTCCATTATTTGCCTCATAGTTCTGCGATAGCCCAGTACATACGACAATAGCACTAGTTCTGGTGTGAGTTGACCTTTATTGTAAGGCCTATAGCGCTCTGGATAAGCCATTAAGCTTAACACTTCGCCAACCCAACGCCAGGGACCTTCAATGCTCCAGAAGCGAGAAAGGAATTCAGGATCTTCTCCTTTGTCAAACACTCCACTCTTTTCAACGTTCACAATAACACCAAAATTATGTTTGATGTAACTGGAAACATCTTCAAGAAGTTTTTGTTTGTCACCATTCCACTCCAAAGCGATGAGGTTGTCGTCACCCATGATTATATACTTAGCTTCAACACCAAGTGCTCTAAGCCAAGTCTCCGTCATAATTTCATTGACAATACCGTTAATAATAGCAGTAAGTCTAGAACCACTAGGAGTACCATGAGTCACCAGCACATTACCACCTGGCAATGCAAAGGATTTAATAATGAACGTTTCTTCGATTACATCGAACAACGCCTTCTCATGACGATTACGGAACGAAAAGCAGGAACGTAGAACCTTAAAAGCGTAGCGCAAGAGCCAACCCGGTATCGTTGAATCATACTTTGAATAATCCAATGAAAGAAAGCCCTGACTGTGCATCCTTAGATGCCAGACCAATTCCGTGATAGCATTATCATCTTTGCCAATCGCAGTGTAACTATAGAGTTTTAGGAAGTTGGTTAAAGGAACTCCAACCCTGCACTCCGTTGCATTACTAAAGACATCGTTGTTTTGCACATCACGGCGTTTGTGTGTACACGTTCCAGTTCTTTTCCCTGTACGCTTGTCGTACGCACCGCCACCCTGAGTACGTGAGGCTTGGGCGAGTGGACGCGTATAGCGGCCATCTTTTATCGCCTGATCTTCCTCAGCCATCAGGTCATCGAAAATTGTGGCCAAATAATCCCGCTTCTTTCTGAAGCCAGTTACAATTCCAATGTAACCTGCAGAGGTTGACCAATCTGTGACAGCATCGTAAATATCCTTGTTATTATGGTACTCCAACATGTGAAGTCCTTTCGGATACCTACTAGCCACAGTCTTAACTGCTGCTTGAAAGTTTTCATTCCAAGCAAAACTCGCGGGGTCTTGCCTTGTGAAGTACCCCACCTGGGTCTCTACTTGACTGTAGAAACCAACACTCCTTGAAAAAGGAATGCCATCT